TCCAAGACATCTCCAGGGTTCCAGTCAGGAGAGTACGACTTCTATTTCAAGGGAGATCAGGTTGGAATCGATAGCGTGGCTGATCTCGTAGATACAGCTGAAATGTCTGGCATTGTAAGCAGGACTGGTGCCTGGTACATCCTAGAAGACGGTTCAAAGGTGCAGGGGAGAGACGCCTTTGTAGCCAAGGTAAAAGAGGACAAAGAGCTGTATAAATCGATTGAGGAGCAGCTGAGTGGCATCTAAGTACGAAATTATTTCAGGTAAATTTTTCTGTCACACTTGCGGAAACACCTCCGATACTGCTAGACTATATACCGATACAAAAAAGTTAACATGGATGTGTTCCGATAAACATCTGTCGGAAGTAATATTAATAGCAGAAAAGAAAACAAAGAAGGATTATGAGCGAGAGAGGTGAGAGCAAGCGTATAAACGCTAAGCAACACAAAAACTCAGGTCGTAATACAAAAAAGGGTGATGCAACTTGGCATAACTTTATAGTGGATTTTAAAGAGTATCCGAAAGGCATCACTGTTAATCAAGATATCTGGGCAAAGGCTGTCACAGATGCACTAAAATCAAACGGAGATCCAGCACTAATATTGGTGCTGGGGGAGGGCAATCACAAGACTAGACTAGCAGTAATTGAATTAGATTTGCTAGAACAAATGATTGAGAGATTAGAAGAATGAAAACATTATTTTTAGACATTGAGACTACACCAATGCAGGTTTATACCTGGGGTTTGTGGGATCAGAATATTGGGATAAATCAAATAATTAAACCAACAGAGATGATGTGTTTTGGTGCAAGGTGGGCAGGACAGAAAAAGGTTCACTTTAAATCAGTACACCATCACGGCAAGCAAGAAATGCTAGAGCACTTGTACGACCTTATGGACGAGGCAGACGTTCTCGTTGGTTGGAACTCGGCAGCTTTTGACCACAAGCACATTATGAGAGAATTCCTGGAGGCAGGGTTTACACCTCCATCTCCTACAAAAGATCTAGACCTTATGTCTGTTGTCAAATCAAACTTTAAGTTCCCTAGTAACAAGCTAGATTATGTAGCACAGGCACTAGGCGTAGGCTCAAAGGTCAAGCACTCAGGATTTGATCTGTGGCTTAAGTGCATGGATAATGACAAGAAGGCTTGGGTAGAGATGAAGAAATATCAGATTCAGGACGTAGACCTGCTTGTTGACCTTTACGACATTCTATTACCATGGGCAGACGGACCTAATATTGCAGCATATGACATGCTAGAAGGAGCCTGTGTTGCCTGTGGCTCACACAACCTAGAGGCCAAGGGCATCTCTGTAGGAACTACGGGAACTTACCAGCGTCACCTATGTCTAGATTGTGGCAAGTGGTCTAAATCAACAAAGTCAATTGCTACTACAGATATGACTAACGCTTAGGACGTGGTATAATAGTATGGTGGAACAAGAAGTAAAAACAGAAACAACTACAATTGAAAAAGTAAATGGTTTGTCAGAGATAGCTGACTTCATGAAAGACGAAGAGCTGACAGCAGCTCTTACAATGATTGCTAAGCTTATCTTAAAGCCCGACATTCCACTTAATGTTGCAACGGTAGAGATTGTTAGATTACAGGCAATCGCTGCCAAGATGGCGTTTAAGGCGACCTGGATGACTAATGTAGATAAAGGAGACAGGGCTAAGAAAAATATATACTATACGGCGGCAGAATCGATCAAGGATTTAGTAGCAGCTCTTAAGTATATAACCCGATAACATGATGGCTAAAAACTTACTTAACCAGGTTATGATTAAAACCGAAGCTGATAAGAAAAGCTTTGTCGATGTCAAAAAGCTGATTGAAAAAATTCAGTATGGGTACATTGCAAAACGTGGCACTAAATATCAGCAAAAGAAAAGCTTTGCTCCATCAACTATAGCTTTTAGTCACGGAGAGTGCCCTAGGTACTGGTATCTGGCATTTGAAGGCGGAGATTTTACAGATAACGCCGATGCTTATGGTGGTGCCAATATGACAAGTGGAACCTTGTCACATGAGCGTATTCAAAAGGCCATGGAAGATGCAGGCATACTTAAAGACTCAGAGTTTAAAATTACTTCAAGCGATCCACCCATCTTTGGTTTTGGTGATGTAATCCTAGACTGGGAAGGCGAAGACCTTCTTGGAGAAATCAAAACAATGCCAATGGAGGGTTTCGAGTATCGTAAGAAAAGCGGTAAGCCCAAGGCTGGTCATCTTATACAGCTGCTTATTTATATGAAGATCTTAAATAAGAGCAGGGCGGTATTGATTTATGAAAACAAAAATAATCATGATTTGCTAATCATTCCCGTTGAGGCTAATGATTATCATATCGGGTGGGTAGATAATGCATTTGAGTGGATGAGAGAAGTTCGTAGTGCCTGGGAAAATAAAACCATGCCTAAAAAGAACTACAGGTCTAACTCTAAAATATGCAAGACTTGTCCTTTAAGGGCAACGTGCGATGTTGCAGGAGACGGAGACATCCAGATTAATTCATTGGAGCCTCTTGATGAAACTAAAGCATTGTGAGTGGTGTGACTCATCTTTTGAAACAAAGATATCCTACCAGATATATTGTTCTCCAGGATGCGTAAACCCAAAAGATGTAACCTCTGCATTGAGAGAGATTAAAGGTTTGGCAAATGGTAAAGATAAGTAGGCTTGATCCAAAACCTCAAAGAATTTGCTCTATAGATGCAAGCACGAACAGCATTGCTTTTGCTATCTTTGACAACAACGAGTTAGAGAAGAGTGGCAAAATTCGATTTGCTGGCAATAGGACTTATGACAAGGTCCAGGATGCTGCCAAGAAAGCAGTTGGCATATTTAAACTATTTGAAATTGATTCAATTGTAATAGAGCATACAGTGTTTATGAATAGTCCCAAGACTGCTGCAGACCTTGCACTAGTCCAGGGGGCAGTTCTAGGGGCAGCAGGACTAAATAACATAGGTATAGCTGGATCAATTAACCCCATCACTTGGCAAACATACATTGGTAACGGCAAGCTTAAGGTAGAAGATAGGCAAAAGATTGTAGACGACAACCCAGATAAGTCGAAGTCTTTCTACAAAAAACTAGAAAGAGAACTAAGAAAACAAAAGACAATTAACTTTGTTAATATTAATTATGATAGAAGCATTAGTGACGATGATGTTGCAGACGCAATACATAACTGGGGTAAGATTACAAAGGCTTGACAAGGAGTGCTATGACTGATAAACTATATAAAACAGAGAGCTGGCTTCGTAAGAGATACTTGATTGACAAAAAGACACCTCAAGAAATCGCAAAAGAATCAGGGGCAAGTCTTGAAACAATCTACGTATATCTTGCCAAATTTGGATTAAGGAAATCTAGACGTTGAGGGTTATTAAACATTTTAAAAACGTAGTTGTCGCTTATTTTAGACAGCTCACCTGCAAGCACATCGAAAGTGCTTCTGCTTCATGTCCAGTAACTGGAATGACATACGTTAGATGCACGAACTGCTGGAAAAGAACAAGCGTACACAAGACTGAGGAACAGTAATGGCAACACAAAATGACATCGTAAAGGTGTGCTCAGACATTAGTATAATGTTGCAGGAAAAGAATGTTGCGTATGGTGATTCGGCCCTGGACCCAGTTAGAATATTCTCTAAGGCAAATCCTATAGAGCAGCTTCTTGTTAGGATAGACGATAAGCTTTCACGTTTTTCAAGGGGCACAGAGTATCCAGGAGACAACGACATTGACGACCTAATAGGTTATCTGGTATTATTGAAAATAGCTAAGGAGAGACATGGCAAGGCGTAAAAGGGTAGTTTTATCAGAAACTAAATTTGAAAGAGTGTACGAATAAACCTTGTTGTCGGTGAGTATCTGAAGGGCAGTGATGCCACCAAGATATCTAAAGAGCTTGCCATGCCAAGAAAGCAGGTAGTTTCATACCTAGACGAGTGGAAGGCGATGGCAGCAGATAATGCAGCTATTCGTGCTCGAGCAAAGGAAGCGTTGGTCGTAGCAGACACGCACTACAGCAAGCTAATCGAAAAAGCTTATGAGGTTATTGACGAAGCAAGCACAATAGCAAACCTCGGTGCAAAAAATAACGGAATCAAGTTGGTAATGGACCTAGAGTCCAGGAGAATTGACATGCTTCAAAAGGCTGGCTTGCTTGAAAACAAAGAGCTGGCAGAAGAAATGGTACAACTAGAAGAAAGACAACAAGTCTTAATTAACATTCTAAAGGACATTGCGTCGGAGCATCCAGAAATTCGTGACGAGATCATGCGTAGGTTATCAGAAACCACTAAGCCAGGAGAGACGGTGACAATTCAGCACGATGTTTGATGATTTTTTAGAAGCACTTCAGGACAGCCCATTTGAGGAAAAGCCAGTAGATGTGGTGACCTTTGTTGAATCGCCAGATTACTTGGGCCAGCCACAGCTTTCTGAGATACAGTATGACATCGTAAGGGCCATGAGCCAGATTTATAAACAAGAAGACCTTGAGCTAGTAATGGGTGCAGTAGAAGGTGCTAAATACTACAAGCAGTATACAAAAAACGAAGCCATTTTGCAGTTGGGCAAGGGTAGCGGAAAAGACTTTGTTTCTACCGTAGCCGTAGCTTTTATTGTCTACAAACTACTTTGTCTTAAAGATCCTGCAAGATATTACGGAAAACCTTCTGGGGACGCTATTGATATTCTTAATGTGGCTATCAACGCACAGCAGGCTAAGAACGTATTCTTTAAGGGTTTCAAAACTAAAATTGAAAAGTCCCCATGGTTTGCAGGAAAGTACTACTCCAAGATAGATAGTATTGAGTTTGATAAATCTAT